CAATGCCGGTCCGCCGCGGCACTGGAGATGTCGTTCCCGGCTGGTACCGATCACCAAGTCCTGGAAGGAATTGGGGTTCGACCAGGAAGAAGTCCCTCCGAGTAAGCGGGCCAGTATGGACGGCGAGGTCCCGGCGGATCTGCCGCTCAACAAGTGGCTTGAGGGCAAGTCGGACGCTTTTATTGAAGATCTCCTTGGTCCCGGCCGGGCCAAGCTCTGGAAGTCGGGCACAGTCAGCTTGACGAACATGGTTGGACAGGACGGCCGCCCGCTGTCGATCAAGGCGTTGAGGGACAAGTATGGCCTCTAAGAAAAACCCCACGGGACGAGCCCCTGGTCGTCCGAAGCCCAAGGTGCTGGTTGAGTACGCCGAGAACGGTTGGGACGGTCTCGCCCTGCTGGAGGCCCCGGTGATCTACGTGATCCTGATGGGCGATCCCGGCGTGATGGTCAATATCCGCCAAGACTACGTCAGCAAGTCCGGCAGTATTCATCAACACAAATACATCAGAAGTACTTGGACCTGCCGTGCCCATGCAGAACGGCAGTGCCGTCGGCTCAGCAAATACTTCAAACGGAGCGACCTGCGGGTCGTCGCCCTGGGTCCCGCGGGCGTCGTGTCTGACTAAATAATACGACCGCTCCCAGGGAACGGTCGAGCCGGGATCCAGGATCCCACCACCATCTAGGCAAGGCCAACGATGACGGACACAGTCGAGACGCAGGAAACCGCCGAGTCCACCGATGAACTCGCTGGTTTGAAGAAGAAAAACAGGGATTTGATCCAAGTAAACAAGACCCTGAAGTCTGAAATGGACGCCCTGAAGGCCAAGCTGGATGAGATCCAGTCCGGTCTGGAGGAGACGCAGGCCCGCAAAGAGACCGATATCGAGAAGGCTCTGGCGGCGAGAGATAAGAAATACTCGGGGGAGATCGAGAAGCTCTCGACCCGCGAGAAGGCCCTAATGAAGACATTAGAGGCAAAGCTGATCGACGGTGAAGCCGTTACCGCGATCAACAATGCCGACGGAATTGCCAAGCTCCTCTTGCCGCACGTGAAGCGTAGGCTGCGAGTAGTTGAGCAGGATGGCGAATTCCGAACCGAGATACTTGATCAGGATGGTAATCCGTCGGAGATGACGGTCGCCGAACTGATCGCCGAGTACCGAGCAGACAGCGATTTCTCCGGAGCCTTCCGTGCTTCCGGTGTCGCGGTCGGAACCGGTGCCAAGCCCTCGTCCAGTCTGACGGTCGAGGAAAACCCATACGTCAAGGGCTCGACTGCCTACAGCCTGACGGCACAGGCCGCCCTTGAGAAGCAGGATCCGACACGTGCAGCCGCCCTGAAGGCAGCCGCCGCGTCGTCGTCGAAGGTCTCGTCCAGGACGGGACTTCGGCCATTGAAGCGGTGAGGCCGCTAAAAGTAATCGCCGAGGGCGATGACTTCTGACTACTGACGCAATTTCTTTCAGGAGGCATTCGCTATGGCGAAGCTCAAGATCAGCGACATGGTTCTGCCCGCCAATTGGGCCAACTACATTGCCGAAAACACCACTGCTTCTTCGGCTTTCTACAATTCCGGCATCGTCGGCAACGTCAGCGACATCGCCATTACTGCTGGCGGCCGTTCGATCAACATCCCGTTTTTGGGTGACATCACCGGCGACGCGGAACTGCTGTCCGACACCAACCCGCTGACCGTTGAGAAGATCTCGACCGGCGTGCAAGTCGGCGTTGTGCATGCCAAGGGCAAGGCGTTCTCGGTCAACGATCTGGCCAAGGGCTACTCGGGTGCGGATCCGGTCGGTCACATCGGCAACCGTATTGGCGATTTCTGGGGCCGCGTCCTCGACACCCAGTTGATTGCCGCCACCAAGGGCGTCGCCGGTGCCGCTTCCGCCACCCACGTGCTGGACATTTCCGGCCTGACCGGTGCCGCGGGCATCTTCAGCCGCGAAGCCTTCATCGATGCGAAACAACTTTTGGGCGACCGTCGCGGTGTCCTGAAGTCGATCTGCACGCACTCCGCCGTTGTCAGCCACATGGACAAGCTGAACGACAGCGAACTGTTCCTGGACGCTGAAGACAATCTGGTCCGCACCTACCTGGGCAACCGGATCGTCGAGCAGGACGCGTTCGCCGCTGAGTCGGGCGTGTACACGATGGTTCTCTTTGCTGAGAACGCGTTCGGCTTCGCCGAAGGTATGGATCTGGCCGAGACCGAAATGGATCGCGACATCCTCGCGGGCGACACGGTCCTGACCAGCCGCCGTTCCTACGTGCTGCACCCCATGGGCGTGTCCTACACCGGCACCCTGCCGAGCGATGGCACTTCCCCGACCAACACCCAGCTTGCAACGGCTGGCAACTGGACGGTGACGACCGCCACCAAGAACCTGCCCATCGTTCTCTTCAAGTTCCGTCTGGCCTAATAACCAGCGAATTTGAATAAGGATTAGGGAGCCTCCGGGCTCCCTTTTTCTTTTAAAGCCCAGATCCGCCTAAATACTCCACCAGAGTAGGAGGATCCATTGGGCCTAACAGCTTTCGCCGCTGCCCGCCGCCGTGCCGCAGAAGCCGCCGCCGCTGAGCAAATCATCGTCCCCACCGAACCCGAGCCGGTTGAAGTCGCTCCCGAGCCCGAGCCCGAGCCTGAGCCCGAGCCCGAGCCCGAACCTGAGCCGGCCCCCAAGCCGAAGCGTGTTCGGAAGCCCCGTTCCAAGAAGGCGGCGGAATAATGGGTCTCACGGTAGAAACCGGATCGCTGATTCCGGCCGCCAACTCCTACGTCACCCTGGCGATCCACAAGGCGTACTGCCTGGACCGCGGCATTGATTTGTCGGAACTGACCGACGATGAGATCGAGGCCAAGCTGGTCGTCGCCGCGTCCTACCTGGACAACCGGTACCGGCAATCCTTCAAGGGCTCCAAGGTCGCCCGCGATCAGGCGATGGCTTGGCCCCGCGAGGGCGTCGATGACGAGGACGGCTTCCCGTTCCTGATCACCGAGATCCCGGCCGCGGTGATGGTCGCCCAGATGGAACTGGCGATCCGGGCCATGACCCTGACGCTGTCGGCGGACATCCAGCCGAGCCAGAACATCAAGCGTCGGCGGGAAAGAATTGAAGGCGTCTACGAAGAAGAAATCGAGTACGCCGAGGCAAAATCCGGCGTTGCCGCCGCGGCTCCTCAGTTCGTCGAGATCGACAACATTCTGGCTGGTCTTCTGATCGCCGGTTCAGATGCCTGGGAGTTGGTCCGCGGATGAGCCAACTCCTCAAAGCCAAGATCGGCGAAGTCTTCAGCCGGCTGGTTGCCCGCGATCTGGCGACGACCGTGACCCTCAGTCGGGAAACGGTCGTGTTCGATCCGGAAACGCAGTCGAGCGTGACCGGTACCCTGACCCAGAAGGTCGGCGGTACCATCGTGCGGAACCAGAACGGCTACCGGGATCCGGTCGTCGAGGCCAACAGCCGCGTCCTGATGATCCCGGCATCGGGTCTCAAATGGGCTCCGGAGCTTGGTGACTCGGTACGGTTCCCGGATGGGGCGGTCAACCGGATCGGGGCGGTCGATGCCCTGGGGCCGACAACCACGGCCCTCGTGTACAAGCTGGCCCTGGTATGAGCGACTTCGTCGTTCAGATCCAGCAGTTCGGCAAGGTCACCGAGGATCAACTGAAGTTGATCCTTCGCAAGACCGCCCTGGACATCCTGAAGAAGATCGTCGAGCGGACACCGGTTGATACCGGCCGGGCACGCGGTGGCTGGACCGTGGCTCTCAACACGGTTCCGGGCGGATCCCCGGATGGCGTCGATCCCTCCGGCTCAGCAACTATTTCCGACGGCGAGGCCGCGATCCTGCGGGCCGGGCTGGCGGACAGTATCGTAATCGTCAACGGCGTCGAGTACATCCGCTACCTTGAGGAAGGCCATTCCAAGCAAGCACCCAACGGGATGGTGGCCCTGACCTTGGCGGAATTCGACAAGACTGTTCAAGGGGCCGCACGTGGCAGCTAATTACTATGAAGTCGAGGTCGGGCTCGGAAATCACCTCCGGACCCTGACCAACCTGCCGCCGGTCGCGTGGGAAGCGGTGTCCTTCGAGCCGCCCCGCGGCCTCTGGCTCCGGCCCACCATGCTGACCGCGGAACCCAATTCCCTGTTCGTCGGGGCCGGCATCACGTCCCAGACCCGGACCGGGATCTACCGCATCGGTGTGTTCGCCCCGACCGGTACCGGGATTGCCGCTGCGAGCCAGATGGCCGACGCCATCATTGATCATTTTGAGTCCAGCCCCGTCATTCCGGCCAATGGCCTAAATATTAGCGTTGAATTGGCGTGGCGTGCCCCCGCCCTGACCGAACCAGACTGGTACCAGATCCCGGTATCGGTGCGGTTCAACTTTATTAGCTAGGAGATTATACTATGGCTTTTAGCCAGGGCTCGCGGGCTGCACTCGCGTTCATTAAAGAGACCACCTTCGGTACCACGCCGGCTACTCCGGCTCTTCAGACGCTCAATACCGCGTCGCACGATCTCAATGCCAACATCGAGTACATCCCGAACCCGGTGATGCGGTCGGACCGGCAGAAGTCGGCCCCGAACCCCGGCAACCAGTCGGCCGTCGGTCAGGTTGCGGGTCCGCTGCACTGGAACGCCTACGACGCCCTGCTGGAAGGTCTGTTCTGCTCGACTTGGGCTTCGAACGTCCTGACCAACGGTCTGACCCGTTCGACCTATACCTTCGAGCGTGCCCAGCTTGACAACAGCATCTACGGCATCGGCAAGGGGATGTTCGTCAACACCGGTTCGATCACGTTCGCGTCCGGCCAGAACGTCGATGTCACGCTGGACATGATCGGCAAGTCCTTCGAATGGACCTCGGCCTCGGTCGATGCCGACGGCTACACCGCCCCGGTTTCCGCCAATGTGCTGTGCAAGCCAGGATTGGGTACCGTCAAGGAAGGTGGTGTAACCATCGCCCTCGTAACCAACTGCACGTTGAATTTCGCGAACAACGCTGAACCCAATTACGTGTACGGCAACAACTACATGCCCGATTTCTCACTCGGCGAGTTCGCGGTCACCGGCACCCTGACGCTGTACTGGCCCGATAAGAGCATCATTGAAAAGTTCACGAAGAACACCCAGTCGGCCCTTGAAATCACCGCGTCGGACGGCGTCCACACCTACACGTTCACGCTGCCGAAGGTGACCTACACGGGCGGTTCCGCCCCCGTGAACGCCCAGGGCTCGCTGACCATCGACATGCCGTTCGAAGCCACGCTGGACCCGGTTACCGGCTACACCGCCCGGATCACCCGCGTCTAACCCAACCTTTGCTTGAGAGTGACCCATGAACCTCGCACGATTTGACACACGGAAACTGAGTGAGAGCGGCGTTGAGTTTGAACTGAAAGACCCCGCGACCGACGAGTACCTCGGCGTGTTCCTGACGATCCTCGGGCCGGACAGCAAGGCCGCCCGAGGTCTCATGAAGAAGCTGGAGGAGAAGCAGCGGGAAAAGAACCGGTACCGTCGCAAGGTCGAAGACACTGACGACGATACCGCGGAACTCTTCGCCGAACTGGTCACCGGTTGGCGGAACATGGTGTACAATCCGGAAGATCCGGACGATACCACCGAGCTTCCGTTCACCAAGGCGAACCTCGTCATGGTGCTGCGTGACCTCAACTTCGTGGCCAATCAGATCGCGAGTGCCTTCGGAGATCGCCGGCTTTTCATGCCGGCGTAATCGAGGATCTCACCCGGTGTGTCGAGTACCGGGTGATGCTCGATTACGCCAGAAAAGACGGTTCCACCCTCCGGGACACCCTGGAGGCTCTCTTCGAAACGACAGGTTTCCTTCCCCCGGAACTGGCCGACGAGCCGGTTCCGCCGGAAGGCTATGACCATGTCCTCAATGCCTTCTGGCTCCTAAATAGTTCATCGGGAGGCCAGCCTGTCTCGTACCGGGAAATGCTCGCGTTCCAGGAACTTGACGGCACGCAATTGAGTCCTCTGGACTGCGAAATAATCGTCAAGCTGAGTGCTGCTTACCAGCGGGAATTACATCGCATCACCAGGGGATCGTCTGAATGAGCGTGACCAATATTGCCAATTTGGGGATCCGGGTCCAGTACCAGGATGCCGACAAGGCCAAGGCGGCCATCGACAGGCTGGCCGCATCCGCCCCAAAGGCCAGTTCCGCGGTGGACAAACTCCGCGAGAGCTTCGACAAGATGGGAACCGCGGGCAAGACCGCGGCCGGCATCGTCGCCGGCTTCAGCATTGCCGGGGCCATCGAGGGCATCGCCAGTGCCGCGGGCGGCATGGTCAGCCAGATGATCGCCGTCGCCAAGGCGACGCAGACGACCAAGGCGTCTTTGGAAACCTTGACCGGATCGGCCGGCAACGCTCAAAAAGCGTTCGAGCAGATTGAAAAATTCGCCACCCAGACGCCGTTCTCGCTCCAGCAGGTCAACGACGCCTTCATCAAATTGAAAGCCCTCGGGCTTGATCCCTCTGAAGAAGCCCTGCGGTCGTACGGTAACACGGCGTCCGCGATGGGCAAAGATCTCATGCAATTTATCGAGGCAGTTGCAGATGCAAGCACCGGTGAATTTGAACGGTTGAAAGAGTTTGGAATCAAGTCCAAAAAAGAGGGTGATAACGTCAAGTTCACCTTCCAGGGTGTAACAACCACAGTTAAAAACAACTCAGAAGAAATCCAGAAATACCTGCGGGCCATCGGCGATGTGCAGTTCGCGGGTGCAATGGACCGCCAGATGAAAACCATAGGTGGTGCCATCTCCAACATGGGCGACGCCTGGGACCGTTTCCTGCGGAAACTGGGCGAAACCGGAATCATCGAAGGGATCACCCTGGCGATCCGCGGCGTGACCAAGGTTCTGGAGATTCTGTCGGACAACATCAACACCGTGGCCGGCGTTCTCGCCGGGGCCTTCGCGGCCGGTCTGGGTCTCGTCACCCGCATGATCGTGGGGGCGATGATCCCCGCCCTGACCGCCATGGCCGTGGCTATCGGCCGGCTGACGATGGCGATGCTCCGGAACCCGATGACGCTTATCTGGACCGCGATTTCAGTCGCCATCGGCTTCGCGGTCGAAGCCTTGTTGGAATACAAAGATAAAGTCAGCGAGGTCGCCGGCCGGACGGCGGCGGTGGGTGAGGTCATCGCCGAGGTCTGGACCCGGTCGGGCAACCTGATGCACCTGATCCTGTCGGAATTCACCAACGAGTTAAGCACGACCTTCACCCTCTGGGGGCAGATGGTCACGTCGCTGTGGGACGGCATCGCCAAAGCCTTCACCGAGGGCGACTTCTCGTTCTCGGCGTTCCAGGAGACCCTCAAGAAGTCGGTCGATTCCATGAACTGGGACATCATCATGGACGAGGCCACCAAGCTGTTCGACATCAAGGTCACCGCGGCCAACATCACGAAGAACGATCCGCCGGCCCGCGATACCTCGGGTGGCAAAGGCGACGGCGACACGGGCGAGGACAAGGACAAGAAGAAGGAAAAGGTCAGCGAGTACGACCGGGAAACTCAGAAGCTCCGCGAGAACATCGCCGAGATGCGGATCCGGATCGACAACATCCTGGCGACCGAGGCCGCGACCGAGAAGCTGGTCCTGATGGACGTGCTGAAGAACGCTGCCCTCCAGGATGGCAAGAAGTGGACCGACGCCCTGCGGGACAGCAGTCAGAAGCTGGTCGATGAGTACGTCAATTTGTCCACCGAGTACGACCGGCTGAAGAACCTCCTGGCCGAGGGCAAGAGCGTGACCGAGGACATGCTGACGGTCGATGAGAAGCGGACGAAGGTCATCGCCGAACTGGATGAGATGCTCAAGAGGCAAATGATCACCCAGGAGACCTACAACAGAAAGATCAAGGACCTCAAGGAAGAGGCCCTGGAAGAGAGCAAGGTCTTCGGTGACGGCATCCAGCGGGCAATGAGCCGGCTCAAGACCGAGTCCGAGGACATGGCCGGTATGGCCGAAGACATGGTCCTGACCACCTTCAATAATATGGCTGACGGCGTCTGGGACTTCACGACGCGAGCGAGAAGCTCCTTCAGCGACTTCGCCAAGCAGATCATCGACGATATCGGCCGGATCGCCACCCGGATGGCGGTTCTCCAATTGTTCAACATGGGCGTCAACGCGATCTCCGGGGCGATGGGTGGCACCGGTGGGGAAGCCGCGGGGGCCGCCGCGGCCAGCGGCCCGCCGGTGGATCTCGGGGCAGGTTCCGGCATCTACGCCAAGGGCGGGATCCACGGCCCCAACGGCCCGGTGCGGCTCTACGCCAACGGCGGGATCGCAAGTAGTCCCCAAGTAGCTATCTTCGGCGAGGGTGCCCAGAACGAAGCTTTTGTGCCTCTTCCCGATAACCGCAGCATTCCTGTTACTTTGACGGGAAACAATGGCGGTTCAACGCAGATCATAAATCAGATCAATACTACGATCAATGCTTCGGGTGGCATGTCTGACCAGGACTCCAAGGACATGGCGGCCCAGTTCAATACTGCGGTTGAAGTCAAGTGGGATCAGAAAATGTCGGCGTATCAGCGTTCGTCCGCTAACAGAAGGCTTCAGGGATAATGGCTGTTCTCCTCTATACAAACAAGATCAGCCAGACAGTGTCCGGCAGCTTCACCGAGAACGTGGTCGTCAACCAGTTTGGCGACTCCTATGCTCAGACCATCCGTCCGGGAATCAACACCGCCCAGGAGACGTGGACCGTCTCCTGGGTCGGTCTCACCCAGGCTGAGGCCCGCGGCCTCAAGCTCCTGTTCCAGTCCTGCGGCGGCGACGAGCGGATCGTCTGGACCTCGCCGCTCGGATCCGGGACCGAGACCTGGACCGTCACCGACCACAGCGGCAAGCTGGCCCAGGGCGGCGGGACCACCTGGGAATACTCCTGCCAACTGGTGAGACGCTACTGATGTCGATTAGAAACCAAGCGGCCAAGCTCTCGTTCGGCAAGAAGATCGAGCTTTTTGAAATCGATGCCACGGCCCAGGGGGGTGGCATTCACCGCCTGACGCCGAACAGGAATCCCGCGGCCCCGGCCCTGTCCTTCCTCGGCAATCTGTTCACCCCGTTTCCGTTCGAGACCTCCGGCTTCGAGTGGAATCAGGACGGCTCGTTCCCGCGGCCAACCGTGATGATCTCCGACCCGGACGGCTGGCTGTCCGACGAGGTGGAGCAGAACGACGACTATGTCGGGGCCAAGGTGACCCGATGGATCACGAAGGAGGAGTACCTGGACGGCAATCCGGAAACCTCCTACTACGGCCCCGAGGTGTGGACGATCAACGCCAAGACCGAGGTCCGGCACGGGCTCTACATCAAATTCCAGCTTGCGAGCGAAATCGACGCCCGGCAGGCCCAGATCCCCCGCCGGGTGATGCTCCGGGACGAGTTCCCGGCCCTCGGTCTCGTGCGGGTCCGGTGATGGAGTTCTACCGGGACCTCGACCTCGGGGAAGTCATCAAGGAATACATGAAGGCCCTCTACCCGTTCGAGGGCTGCGGGCTGGTGGTCGATGGCACGTTCCGGCCGTGCGACAACATCCACGCCGACCCGGCCAATCACTTCCGGATCGACGCCCGCGAGATCGCCCGTGCGGGCTCCCGGCTCCAGGCGATTGTCCACTCCCACCCGGACAGCGAGCGGGCACCGACCGAGTCCGACATGCGGGGCCAGATCGCCAGCGGGGTCCCGTGGGGCATCGTCCAGACCCTGGAGGGGCCGCAGGCCAGCAACATCCTGTGGTGGGGCGACAGCCTGCCGCGGCCGGACCTGCTCGGGCGGATCTACATCTCGGGCGTCCAGGACTGCTGGT